GGCTCCTTATTTTCCAAGCATACGTTAGATAATGAAGACTTATCCACGCTTACTGGATTTGCCGAAGCTATCATTAAGCAAGATGCTTTTGTGAAAGAACTAGACGAAAAGCTCAAAGAAGAGAAAAAGAAGCTGTTAAAAATGACGGATGAAGATCTACCCGCATTGATGACAGAAGCTAACTCTATGGAGTTTACTCTACTAGACGGATCAAAAGTAACTATTAAGCCACAGTATGGGGGTTCTATCAAGGTAGACAACCGTCCCGAGGCTTTTGCATGGCTAAGGAAGCATAAGCATGACGACATTATCAAAAACACAATATCTTGCCAATTTGGACGCGGAGAAGATGATCTTGCATCTTCGTTCAAGGCCTTTGCCGAAAAACAAGGCTACGTCCCAAGCCAAACCGAAAAGATCGAACCCATGTCATTACGGGGTTGGATTAAGGAGCGTGTTGAGAAAGGCGAAGAGTTCCCCATGGAATTATTTGGGGCGTATGTTGGTCAACGAGCCGTCATTACTAAAGCGAAAGGAGCAAAGAATGGCTGAAGCAAGCAAATCAGTGGCTGAAAAGAAAGCCACAGAGGTTGTCGCATTTGATTTTGCACAACTTCAAAAAGACGCGGGAAAGGGTAACGAGAACGTTGGTAAAGACGATCTTGCCTTACCGTTTATCAAGATACTATCAGGTGTCGATCCAATGATGGACAAGCTCGATGGTAAAAAGGGTGACATATATAATAGTGTCACAGAAGCGCTATACAGCGGCAAGGAAGGCATTGTAGTCGTTCCGGTTGCTTATCAGCGTGAATTTCTACGATGGGCCCCCAGAGGCCAAGGTAGCGGCGCTCCTACGGTCTACAAGACACGAGCAGAGTGTCCTGACGTAAAACGGTCAGAGGATGACAATAAGGAGTATTGCACCGACGGCAGTGGGGATTACATCGAGGAAACGCATCAGCACTTTGTTTTAGTGATTGGTGCGGACGGTAAGGGCGAAACAGCGCTTATACCCATGAAGTCTACACAGCTAAAAAAGTCACGCAAATTTAACAGCATGATTATGGCGCAGTGTGACAGAGATGGGTTTGCACGCTTCGCGTACAAGTTCCGTCTTAAAACCCTTGGTGAGTCTAATGACAAAGGCTCATGGCACGGTTGGGAAATGCAACTGGAAGGACCGCTTCTTGACGAGGAAACTCAGAAGAAAGATCCTACTCAGTTTGCAAAAAACTTAGCGACATATGAGCAAGCTAAATCATTCTCCGAGAGTGTCCAGTCGGGCAACGTTGAAGTTAAGCGTGAGAATGAAGATGTTAAGAGCGGCGAAAAAGATCAGATACCGTTCTAATTATGTCATCAGTAGAAAAATTTGCCGCAATCTTTGACGGTCTGCAACTAGCCTACGGCACGTTCAAGATTGATAAGAAGCAATTAAATGGTAAGAGCACGGGCCGTGCCGCGATAGTTCGCGAGCCACGGTCCACAGAACTATGGGAAGGTCATATATCAGGCAAAGGCCGTGGTATAGGTATCATACCCATAAACGAAGAAAACAAATGTGTCTGGGGGTGTATTGATGTGGATCAATATCCCCTTGACCACAAGAAACTAATAGAACAAATACGTAAGCTAAAACTGCCTTTGGTCATTTGTCGCTCCAAATCAGGTGGAGCACACTGCTTTCTGTTTGCTACAGAATGGATAGAAGCCAAGGATATGCAAGCAACGCTACAACAAATGTCTGCCGCGCTCGGTTACGGCGGTAGTGAGATATTTCCAAAGCAGATAAAACTACACTTAGACCGCGATGATGTAGGAAATTTTCTTAACCTACCGTACTTTGATGCAGAAGACGGCCTGCGGTATGCCATCAAGGACGACGGCACAAGCGCCACGCTTGACGAGTTTATAAAGCTATACGAGGAATACAAACAAACACCTGAACAAATAACACGCCTACAAGTAGGCGAGCCTAAAGTACAAGAGCCCATGATGGACGGTCCGCCCTGTCTACAAATACTGGCCAGTAAAAAGATAGGCGAAGGCGGTAGAAACAATGGGTTATTTAATCTTGGTGTATACCTACGCAAGGCCTACCCTGACAGTTGGGAGACAGAGATACTTACTTATAATATGCAGTATCTTGAGCCTCCCTTACCGCTAAGCGAGGTAAACATCGTAGCCAAACAGCTTGAGCGTAAGGAGTATGCCTACAAATGTAGTGATGCCCCAATCAACGCTTACTGCAACAAAACCTTATGTCTTACACGAAAGCACGGTGTAGGAGCGGCTGTACAAGGCGCTGTAATAGCAAACTTACGTAAATACAACTCAATACCGCCCGTATGGTTCGTCGATGTAAACGGTGAGCCCTTGGAAATGGATACAGAAGCCTTGCTAAACCAAGCCATATTTCAAAGATCCTGTATGGAGCAACTCAACTTTATGCCCCGCTCTGTATCTCGAATAATATGGGAAAACCGTATTGGATCCCTGATGCAAGAGATGAAAGAAAACGAAAGCGCTATCATAGATGTATCACAGGACGCTAGTGTCAGCGGACAGTTCTATGACCATCTCGAGGAGTTTTGTCAAAGTATGCAACAGGCCGACGATAAAGAAGAGATATTGTTGAAACGCCCATGGACGGATGAAGAGGGCAAGGCTACCTATTTTAGATTAAAAGACTTTGACGCCCACCTTAAACGCAACAAATTTTTTGAATACAAAAGTCATAAGATAGCACAACGTCTACGGGACAAAGGTGGAGAAAGCTTACAGTTACGAATAAAAGGACGCCCCGTGCGTGTATGGAAGATACCGTCGTTTGATGCGGTAGAGGTGGAGCTATCCGCTCCTGAGTTTGGTGGTAACGAAAGCAAAGAGGTATTTTAATGTTAAAAGCAGACGGATTTGATGAAGCATTTTTAGGCGTAGCATCGCGATTTAATATGGAGGATGTATTTGCCTACGATAAGGATGAATGCATAGCTATACTATGTCGGCGTGATAATATGTCCTATGACGACGCTGTTGAGTTTTTTAATTATAATGTATTAGGATCATGGGTAGGCGAAAAGACGCCCCTGTTTTTAAAAAAGTATGGCAGTATAAAGGATGCAGTAGATGACCTCGACTTATAAAGAAAGAAACCGTGAAATGCACCGATTACGCACGGAAAGAGCCATGACACTCACGGCTATCGGTAAGAAGTATGGTGTAACTCGAGAAAGAGTGCGGGTTATTGTTAATAAAATCGAAGAAGAGAATGCAAACAAAGATATTCAGGATATACGGACCACCCGGGACGGGGAAAACAACAGCACTACTGAATAAAGTTGACGAGGCATTACGTCAAGGCATACCGCCCTCAAAGATAGGATACTTTGCCTTTACCCGCCAAGCGGCTTATGAAGCAGTGGATCGTGCGTGTCAGCGCTTTGGTCTTGATGAAAACCAACTACCTTGGTTCCGTACACTACACAGCTTTGCCTTGCGCTTGTCTGGTATACGGGCCGAACAAGTCATGCAAAACGAACACTACAAAGAATTATCTGATACGATTGGCATAAAGCTCGTGCCTGACAATGGCGGTGGCGATAATATGTTTGAGTCTAACGCCAACACAGACCCTTATCTTAGTATCATAAACTTAGCCCGTTTGAAAAAGATACCTTTGCGTAAGCAGTATAACTTATCGGATAGCAATATAGACTGGATGACCCTGTCCTACGTGGCACGGTCCATACAAAGTTACAAAAACAGATTAAAAGTATATGATTTTACCGATATGTTAGAGATATTCGTTAACGAGAGCTCCAAGTTCTGTCCGCACCTAAGCGTCAGCTTTATAGACGAAGCACAAGACCTATCCCCGCTGCAATGGGATGTAGCGCACATAATAGAGAAATATTCGGATAAAATTTACTGTGCGGGGGACGATGACCAAGCTATATACAAGTGGGCGGGGGCGGATGTTGAGCACTTTATAGGACTCAACGGGGGCTACGAGGTACTTGAACAGTCCTACCGCGTACCACAGAACATACATCCTCTGGCCTCGCGTATATCTAAACGCATACATAAGCGTGTCCCGAAAACCTATCTGCCCAGACCAGAAGACGGTTTAATAAAACGTATCAATGACGTATCGCACATAGATTTATCTGAAGGAACATGGCTCGTACTCGCGCAAGCTAATTACTTCCTACAAGGTCTTATAGATAGTTTACGTAGTCGTGGTCATCTATTTTCCTACCACGGCCATCGATCCATCTCGCAAAAGATAAGCGAAGCGGTAAACGGATGGGAACAAATGCGTAAAGGACGTGAGATAACCGCTCCTGTGGCCCGTGTTATCTACAGCTATATGTCTGTCGGCAACCGTGTAAAGCGAGGATATAAAAAAATACCGCACCTTATGGACGATGAAACCGTAACACTTGATGCGCTACAGCGCGATCATGGCCTGTTTGCCACCAATGATATGATATGGCACGAAGCTATGGATAAGATACCCGACAGCGAAAGAGCCTACATTACCGCTCTACTCCGTCGCGGAGAGAAGTTTAATGGCACGCCCCGTATAACACTATCCACGATTCACGGATCGAAGGGTGGGGAAGCAGAGAACGTTGTGCTATTTACTGATGTGTCCCCCGCCGCGTCCAAAGCGGCGGAACAGGACCCTGACGAACTGCACCGTGTATTCTACGTCGGTGTAACACGAACTAAAAAAAATCTATATTTAATCGAGCCAGAAGACGCATTGAGGAGTTACAACATATGAACAGGAAAAAAATACTAGCAAAAGCCGAGAAGATGATTAACGGCCCACGGGCCAAAGCTTACGGCGATGCTCACGAAAACCACAAACGCATAGCAAAGATGTGGTCAGTTATACTGGAGAAAGAGGTAACTGTATCGCAAGTCTATCAATGTATGATAGCGGTCAAGCTGTCCCGCCTAATAGAAACACCAGACCATGAGGACAGTTGGCTCGATGTCTGTGGCTACGGCGCCCTTGGGGGAGAAAAATAATGGCATTGCAACTCGCGTTTGATACGCCGAAGTC